TTCCTTAGAAGATACCGCCCCGAAAGTCCTAGCGTGGATTTCCAAAATATCGACGGCTTTATCGGCGCGATCGTTGCGGACGGAAAAGCAACCCTCAACGAATTAAAAACTATCTATACGCTAGAGGATGCTTTTTTGATGTGGGAGGTCATCGCTGTTACTCGATACAACGAGTATTTAGCAATGGAACATGCGAAGAAGCAGCAAAAGGGTAGATAATGAATATCATAGAAAAATTTTATATTCTTTTTAAAAGCGACGCATCCGAAGTCAAAAAGGGTGCGGATGAAGCTAAAAAAGCAACCCTAGACCTCGACAACTCTTTAAAGAACGTCAATAAAGGTACTGAAAAAGTCGGTGCCTCTTTCTTAGAATTAGCAAAAGCGGGCGCATCTTTTCTAGGTGTGGCTGCCGCTATCCATGAAGTATTTTCGGGTATTACAGGAGCGAATGATTATGCACTTAGTCTTGGTGATGCATCTCGTGCTTTTGGTATCAACGCTGCTGAGTTGGACGTATGGGGTAATGCAGTCAAGCGAACGGGCGGAACAGTTGAAAGTTTTCAGTCGGCATTGCGAGGTCTATCACAGCACTTCGGCGCAAGTGAACAGGTTGCCCTTGCAGTCTTACCCAAGCTTGCCGATGTATTCCAACGACTCGGACGATTCAGGGCTTTGCAATATGGTAAAATCCTCGGGCTAGATGAACCGACTATTTTGTTATTGCTTAAAGGCCGTCGTGAGATTGAGAGTATTATTGAACGACAAAGAGAATTGGGAACGGTTACGAATGAAAATATTGATAACGCGCAAAAATATCGTATAGCTCAAAATGATTTAGCCACGGCATTTCGTAGTTTGTATTTAACTTTAGGTAATGATGTTATTCCAGTGTTATCAAGTTTTTATGAATTTTTAGTACCGCCAATAGAGTATCTTAAGCGTCATACAAATTTAGTTATAGGGGCGTTTATCGGGATCGGAGCAGCAGCTGCTATTATGCTCGCACCTTTTATTATCGCGGGTGCGGAAATTATTCTCGTAACCGTTTTGATAGGTGCCGCAATCGCTGCGTTCGCTTTACTCTTCGAAGATATCGAAGCTTTTAGAAACGGACAAAAATCATTGATCGGTCTACTCCTTGAAAAATGGCCGATCATTGGTACGGTAATTAAAACCGCTTTTCAAGGATTAAAAGGGATATTAGATATTGCATTGTCACCATTGTTCGCAGCAGAAGCGGCGGCAAAATATCTCGCGTCATTTTTCGCTGCGAATAAAGATGTAACTTTAAATATTGAAAGCGGACAAAATCTTTTAAACTTAGCCGGTACAAGTCCGATCAATGCACAAACTACAAATAGTAATTTTTATTCTCGTTCGTTCGGAAGAAACAATCATATCAATACCGGGCCGATAACGATTAACACTCAAGCGCACGATGCCGTGGGATTAGCTGCGGTGCTAGGAAAAACACTGAACGATCAATTCGCTCAGACTGCTAATAATTTTTCTGATGGAGTGTTAATGTAATGCCGAATCCATTAAATATTATTAACACATTATTGCCATCTTTCGCGGTGGATTATGTCGCTATTTTCGATCAAAACTATAATCAGCTTTTTAGAGAAGCGCGTGCGATCAAAGCGGTCGTAAAAGAGCAATCGAAAGTAATGGAACACCCTGTAGAAACCGGCGCAATTATTACAGATCATCGGATTCTTTTACCTACTGAAATTGAACTATCTTTAATTTTAGCATCGGTTGATTATCAAAGCGTTTATAAATCTATTCGTCAATATTACTTAAACGCAACGCTACTCACGGTTCAAACTCGTTCGGGCGTTTATATCGATCAATTAATTGCGGCAATTCCACACGAAGAAGATCCCGCCATGTTCGATGCGCTTTCAATCGCGTTGAGTTTGAAGCGAGTTTATTTTGTGACAGCACAGTACGGAGTTGTACCGAAAGCCGCGTCTAATACCGATACCGTCGATCGCGGTACGCAACAGGGAACACCCGTTGACTCAGGTTCGACGTTATATCAAGGGGCAAGTAAAGTATTCGGAGCGAAACCCACGATATGATGACCATACCCATAACAAATATCCCTAACCAAACACTATCGATTAATCTTGATGGCAATATTTACGATATTAGTATCTCTGCCACGAACGATATCGGTCTTTTACAATCAGGAATCGTTGCTTTTGATGTTGTAATTAATAATGTTGTTATCGTAACCGGCATGCGAGCGCTTCCAGATTTTCCGATTATTCCGTCACGTTATTTAGAAAACGGGAATTTTTTAGTAAGTACGATGGGTGATGAATATCCTGATTGGAGACAATTTGGTATTACTCAAAGTTTAATTTATGTATCTCAAAGTGAATTAGATACCATACGGGCTAACGCATGAATGAACTTGATCCCCGGGTTGTCAGAGTAAGTATCGAGGTCAACGGACAATTAAAAAAGTATTCGTCCCCGTTATTTATTACCGCTAACGGTACGAAGTACGGTAACTCATTACAAAACGAAGCTGAAATAGTTATTGCGAATTTAGATCGAGATACACAGAATTATATTTTAACTCAGACCACACCATATAATTTAAATCGAACGCCAAAAACCGTGATTGTGGAAGCTGGCCGCGTTTCGTATGGTACATCAGTTATCTATACTGGGAATATTGTCGTATCTAAAATAACGCAACCACCAGACGTTGGTATCTATTTAAAATGCCTAACAGGTAATTTTATTAAAGGTAATATCATTACTCGTAACCAGCCTGGCCTTGCACCGCTTAGCACAATCGTGCAGCAAATTGCGAGAGACACTAATACGATAAATAAATTTCAGGCCACGAATATGAACATAGCGAATTATGCTTTTTCAGGTTCCGCGCTTAAACAAATCGATCTTATTAATACTTTCGGCGGCGTGAATTGCTTTATCGACAATAATGTCTTAGTGACTAAAGACGCTTTCATTCCGCTTACGGGTACTTTAAAAATTTTAAATGCTCAAACGGGAATGATCGGAATACCGGAATTTACAGAGCAAGGTATCCGAGTTAAATTTTTATTAGATAATCGCGCAACGCTAGGCGGTGGGTTAAGAATTACAAGTAAACAAAATCCAGCAATTAACGGTGATTACGTTATTTATAAACTAGGCTTTGAGATATCAACCCGAGATACTCCTTTTTACTATATTGCAGAGGCGGCACGTAGACGATGAATACAGGTAATAACCCAGATATTGACCCCTCGAATAATGACAGCCTAGCTGGGACACTACAATTCGCTTTTTATAAATTACTCCAAGGCGTAAATGGGATGTTGCCCGCTCAAGTCATAGCCTACGATAGAACAAAAAACAGAGTGCAAGTACAATTGTTAATCGCCGTTGTAGGAACGGATGGTAGTCAAATTTCACGCCCTCAGTTAGCGAGTATTCCCGTGTTGCTCTTAGGAGGGGGAAACTTCTTTTTAAGCTTTAATCTCAACGCTGGCGATCTAGGATGGGTTATCGCAAACGACCGTGACATATCGCTTTTCTTACAAACATACTCAGAAGCGGCACCTAACACGGGACGAATCAAAAACTTCTCAGATGGCGTTTTCGTACCCAGTGTGATGACTGGATATACTATTGCGAGTGAAGATAGCGAAAATGCGGTACTGCAAAGTCTGGACGGAACGGTTAAAATCAGTTTAGGGGTCGGCACGATTAAGGTAGAAGCGCCGTCGGTTGTTGTGGATTCCCCGGCAGTAAGTTTAGGTAATGGAACGTTATCCGATCTTTTAACAGGGTCTGCGATAGCGATCTACAATAACCATACCCATACGGGGGCATTTTCCGGCATGACCAGTGTTCCAAGCCCGTTAATGGATGCTAGTAACACGACAACGAATACTCAAGCATCATGATTTAAAGGATTAAAATGCAAACAATATCAGCTAATGTGAATAATAACTTACCGAATGTCACCCCAAACGATATTTATTTAACTTCAGACGGTAACATATCTTTGAGTTTTGATATTCAAGCTGTGCTGGAAGCTTGCGCCGAAGCTGCTAAAACATTACTGGGCGAGATGATTTTTAATGTCAATCAAGGTATTCCCTATTTCCAAGCCGTATGGATCGGTGTTCCTAACATTCAGCAATTTACGGCTTCTCTAAGAACCGCATTTTTAGCTGTACCAAACGTGGTGGAGGTCATATCATTGATCACGTCGCAAGAAAATAATACGTTGTTATATTCAGCGATTATTAGAACATCATTCGGCACAGGGAATTTATCGAACACAATCACAGATGGGGGAATTACAGGTGGCTGATGTTTACGACTATATAACCAATACGGGCGTTATCGTTCCCGATGCGGCTGTTATACAAACCGAAGTACAAAATGAGTATTTAACAGCGTTTGGAAGCGATCTCAACCTTGCACCCAATACTCCGCAAGGGATTTTAATATCTACTGAAGTTTTAGCACGTATTGCTGCAGCTGATAACAATGCGACCTTAGCAAATCAAATTAATCCGAATCAAGCGGGCGGTGTGTTCTTAGACGCGATATTAGCTTTAACCGGATCGTCTAGGATACCGGCCACAAATTCTACTGTTTCCTGTACGATTACCGGCGTGGCTGGAACATCGATCCCGGCGGGCGCACAGATTTCGGATGCTTCAGGAAACCTTTTTGAGATTATTTCGACGACGGTAATTCCTACCGGCGGCACGATAACTAACGTACCTTTTCAATCTGTTTTAACGGGTGCAATCCCGGGATTGGCTAATACGCTTACCACCATCGTTAGTAATATTTTAGGATGGGAAACGGTTAATAATCCGGCGGCTGCAATATTAGGAGTAGCAACTCAATCCGACGTTGCGGCGCGTGCCTTACGTTTGAATACGTTAGCATCACAGGGAACGGGTCTAGCCGAAGCGATAACATCAGCTTTACTTAATCCTCAGATCACGCCCGGCGTCACTAGCTTAACTTTTCAGGAAAACGTAGCCGCAACTACCGAAGTGATTAATGGCGTCACTATGGTCTCGCATTCGCTTTATACGTGTGTTGGAGGAACGGCTACCCCTACCGCAATCGCACAGACGTTAACGAACGTAAAAGATGGTGGCTGCGCTTACAATAATGGTCTAGGTATCCCACAGAACGTGACAATTACAAATCCGTATAGTGGGCAAGCGATCCCAGTTTTATTCGATACTCCGTCAATAGTTGCGATTAGCATAACCGCGACTGTCCACGCATTTACGTCGGTTCAAAATATTGAACAGGCGGTACAGAATGCGATTTTAACTTACGCGGCGGGTGGTATCTCTAATGAGCCTGGCTTTGCGGTGGGCGCAAGCGTTTCACCTTTCCAGATTGCCGGAGCGATTAATATTTTAGTACCGGGATTATTTGTTCAGGAAATACAAGTCGGCGTTTCGTCATTTACGCAGCAAGGTACCATTGCAAATACGATGAATACGGTTACAGGTTTAACGTATAACTCTGCTATCTCTCCCGGCATGGGAATTAGCGGCGCGGGAATTATGTCAGGCACTACCGTTTCAAGTCTTGTAGGAAGTACCGGATTGACTTTATCTAATAACTCTACTTTGAGTGCTACGGAAATTTTAACTTTTAGCCCCAGTTTAGTATTACAAACGACGGAAATTCCGATGGAAGTTTGGCAGCAAGCGTTTACCTCGGCGTCGTATATTACGGTGGTTCAAGTATGAAGATACAGGAATTCGACTATAGCGTTGATTTAACTCAGTCGATACTGTGGCAGTATAATGAGGCCACTAACTTATTAAGTATTATTAACCAAAAGCAAGCATGGTATACGGTTAATCAAACGCAATTTTGGCAGAATTGGTACACCAATGTTTTTAATTTATTAACGGCTAATCTATTCGGAATTATTGTCTGGTCTATTATTTTAAACGTTCCGTTATATGTTTTAAATAGCGTGGAACCAAGTGACGCTCCGATATGGGGTTTTAATAGCATTGTAGGAAGCTGGCCAACATTAGCGAACAGTTACCTAAACTTTGGTCATAGTAATTTTTCTACTAAAGGACAAGTCATTCCGTTAACTTTAGAGGAACAAAGATTTTTACTTCGATTACGATATTTTCAATTAACCACGCGTGGTGACGTAACTGATATAAATAAATTTTTGAATTACCTAATCACTACTTCGAATATAGGATACACAGGTAATTTATATATGCTTGACGGTTTGAATATGACGATTACCTATGTTTTTACAACAGGCGATTTTCCCGTTAATTTACTTAAGATTATTAAAATTTTAGATATTTTCCCAAGACCTGCCGGAGTCGGAATACGGTACTATATAAACTACGGAGCGCAATTTGGATTTAATCAAATTGTAGGAAGCTGGCCGAATTTAGAAAATAGAAATTTGAATTTTTCTCACGGCAATCTCTTACGATCACTTACTTAAAGGAGTTACATCATGACTACGCCATTATATTACGTATACCCGTTTGGAGAGAACGCAGATGATTTAACAGCTATTCCAACTCCGGCGGCTGGTGACGGTTCCGTGAGTTATTTCGCGGGATGGACAGACCCTTACGAATTAGACTTATTAACTAATCCATCGGCATTACCTATCCCTCGTGGACAAATGAATCAATTGTTTTTTGATATCACGAATAACATTCAAGAGTATCAACAGTATGGTGCGCCACAATGGGTTCCAGCTGCACAGAATTTAGGGGTGTCTTTACCTTATCCAATTTATGCGACGGTTTACTATAGCGGCGTTCTCTATAGAAATTTAGTTGCCTCTAATACAGCCACACCGGGTACGGATGCTACGTGGGCGGTCGTTAGAACCAGTAGTTACGTAGTGGATACCAGTGGCGCAGCGAATACCGTCACAGTGCCTTTGGTTCCCGCTCCGGCTGCTTATTCTGCTGGGATGTTATTAGAGGTTGAGATCGCGAATACTAATACGAGTGCAACCGTTATAAATGTCGCAACGCTTGGGAATAAGGCTATAACTTATACAAGTGGTAATCCATTAATCGGCGGTGAGTTAATTGCTGGTGGAATCTCTTTGTTACAATATGATGGTACTCAATTTCAATTACTTAATCCGGTTAACGCGAGTGTTATATCAAGCGTGGTTGCGTCAGCATCGGCGATTAGTCTTTCCACCACAGCGGCTGCTAATGTGACTCATATCGTTTTATCGCCCGGTAAATGGATCGTAACAGGTAACGTATTTATTCAAACTTCGGGTGGTGCTGCGGCTGATACTTTCGCATGGCAACAAACGGGTTCTACCCCAACGCAACCGGATGCTTCCTTGTTTAATGGTACTAATTTAGCGACTGGGTCTATCGCATCGCAAGGTATACAGATACCTACCCAGTTTTATACTGTTGCTCCTTCGACGACTACTACAGTAAATCTAAATGCTTTAGGAATATTCACGGGTACGGCAACGGCATGTGGCGGTATTTATGCTTTAAAAGTAAGTGACTAATCCGATAGGTAGAAACTATGAGTAGGATTGTATGCATTATTTTAATTGGAATGATAATTTTTTTAACTATGAAACTATGTTCTATTAGTGTTAAAAATAGCGAACTAGAATTAGATAATGAAAATTTACAGGTTCAGCTTTTCGAACTTAGCGATTCCGAAAAGCAAGCAATTAGAGATAATGAAATTGGAGTAGGATAATAAATAAAGATTCCTATTTATCTTTAAATCATGGTATAAAGCCATCTTTAAATGTAGGAATCTTTAAATGATCATCTCTTTATTGCAGGAGAAGGGTGGGGCGGGTAAAACCACCATTGTTATTAACGTCGCTAAGGCTTTTAAAGACCTTGGATATAAGGTATTACTGGTGGATTCCGACCCGCAAGGATCTGCGCGGGATTGGCATACCAGCAATGACGGTGACGTACTCGATGTAATCGGTTTAGATCGTCCAACGTTAGATAAAGATATATCCCGTTTTAGACGAGAATACGATTTTATCTTTATTGACGGCGCACCTCATCTTTCTACGATGGCTGCAAAAACGATTATATGTTCAGATGTGACCTTAATCCCCGTGCAACCCTCCCCATACGATGTGTGGGCGTCAAAGTCCTTAGTCGATTTAATTAAACAGCGTCAAGAGATAACAGACGGTAAACCAAAAGCCGCTTTTATAATTAGCCGACAAATTACTCAAACGAATATCGGCAAAGAGGTGCGTGAGGTATTGGAAGAATATGGATTGCCCGTATTAAAGCACGGTACTTTCCAAAGAGTCGTATACCCTGAGACCGCCGCTATCGGACAGACTGTGATGAACCAATGTAATAAAAACCCAGCCCGACAAGAGATTGAACTATTAGCCCGTGAAATTTTGGAGTTTTGTAATGGCCACGCTTAAAATAAAGCCGAAAGGCACGAATAATTCCCGTGTTGAAAAGATGCGAAAAGAGATGATAAATCCGACATCCCTTAAAGCTTTAAATCTGCTACTCGATAGCGAGTTATTAAAAGAATTCAAGATGAAAACAATTAGAGACGGGACAACGATGACCGAAGTTTTAACGGGATGTATCGTTGAGTATGTGGATGAGAGTTAATCGATCTCGTAACGAGCATAGCATCCTTTATTACAAGGCATATAGTAACGCATGAATTGTAATTCAGAATGCGCTCTCCATTCGTCACCGAAAAGCTCTCGCATTTTTCTCTCAGCTTTATTTAAAGACGTGGCAGCAATTTCGATCCAATAATCACTAAGCGGTTTTTTTGTTTCGGGATGCAAATAGTTTTTACTAAAAGTAAAATAGTACGTATCTAAAGCCATTTAATACGATCCTTTTTTCATTTTTCTATATGATACTCCCATCGATCTACTTGTAAATTATTATTTACTCTGATTACTCGACAAAACGTTCCTACTTTAGTTTTCCCGTAGTTTTCTATTTCTATGGTTGCTTTGCCATAAACATGCCAGATACTCGGGTTACTGGTAGAGATAGTGTAGTCCTCATTGGGATCGAAAGTTATTGCCTCTGGATGAGAAGCTTTGTTTTTAATTTCGAATTTACAAACGGAAATAAGATCATTCACAAATTTTAATTGCTGGCGTTTAGCATAGTACGTTGAAGAACAGAACAAAAGTATGCTAGCAACAAATAGGATAGCGATAATTATGGGTTGCTTTAAATTTCGTAAAAATGACATCATTAAATAAATCCTCTTACTGGGTTAAGCATAGGATAGTACCATAAAGATATCAAGATATAAAGATTTCTTTATTTCGTGTAGCGTTTAGCCCGCCAACCGCCGCTCGCCTTAACTGGCCAATTTTTAGCCCACGAAGGTAAGGTCGCCATAATATCTTCAAACTCCTTGATTGACCCGTAGTTTTCTGGGATTTCAGCCACGATTTCGTCATGAACGTGTAGAACCACGGGATAAGATGCTTTTTCAAGGTTAACGATGGCATTCGCCAAAATATCGCGGGCTGTGGCTTGGACTACGTTTTCGGTTAATTTACCGCCATAGGTATTCATTCTGATCCAGCCCACACCGCCATTTTTAGGGTTAGTATTCCATCCCTCAAAACTAAGGGACATAGTGCCTTCCCGTCGGTCGCTAGGGGCTAATCGAGGTTTATGATAGGTAAGATAACGCCCCGATAAAAGCTGACAATACAAAACATCACGGACTACCGTATAAGATAAACCCCGGTATTCGAATTTAACGCCGGGGTTCAAAGTAGCTTGAATGGCAGCACCCTCGAGCCCGTAGTATTCATCACGTCGCCAATTGGGTTGACCACCCCACATTTCGACGATCTTAGGGCTAGCATCACGCCATGCTAAGATAGCGGTTTTAATCTCATCGTCGGTAAAAAATTCATCCGCGCCAAACTGTTTCCACGCGCCTATCCAGCCTTGATATCCAGACGCTAATTCCGCGACCTTACCTACTTTTTTACGCATTGGATGATGTTGGCCGGTAGTAGCTTTATATAAAATAAATTCATTAAAGTCGAGGCCAGTTATTTTAGATGCAGACATTTCGTAAATCTTACCGTGCGTGCGAAAGACCTCCATGCGCCATTCTTCTCCCGCGAGGGCTGCTAATACGACCGCCTCAATAGCGCTATAGTCTGAGCATATTAAATCGTGGCCGGGAGCCGCAATAAATAACCCGCGTAAGCAGCTAGAGATGGTAGCAATTGCATCTCCCCAAAAATATTCTATACAGGCCAGATTACCTGATTTAATAGTTTCGAAGGCATCCTCTACGGCTTGCGGATTCCATTCTTTAATTTCGCGAGTACTGTAGCAACCACACCATGGGCATACGAGTATGTTTTTACCAAAGTACCGACTACAGCTTTCTTTAGTGCATTGAGTAACTTCAATACCGCTATTTGGCAAGTTTTGGGGTTGGGCTCCAGTACCAGCAGCACGACCAGTCCTAGCAGAATGATATATAAATAAGTCATGAACGCGTCCCTTTTTCGTGAGAGTATTCATCATAGAATACAATTTTTTAACCGCAGCGGAACCAATTAATTCTCTAATTTCGAGCGCCCGACGGACGTCTACAGGAAGATGTGCAATCTTTAATAACTCCGTTACTGTATCAGAATCAAGGCTAGGTGCGGAAACGCCGTATTCCATCATCCAAACTCGCATTTTTTGTATTTCGGATGCAGCAGAAACGCGACCTTTTGTCAAGATCAATAATTCAGCGTTATATTTTTTATGAGCATCGGCCACAATATGGAGACAGTTTATAATAGCCGATCGATCCATCTGTACGCCGCGAAAGTTAATCGCCTGATCGCATAACCAAAACTCAAGCTCGCTCGGGGTTAGGTCGGGTACAAGGCTTGATATTTCGGCCTCCGCTTCAATATCTCTTAAGTTATATTGATATAACGCCATTGCATCTTTCGGGTCTTCAAGCGGGTGAATTCGAATGCGGCTATCCGTTTTCGTTGGATTACGCGGCACACTGAATTTATCCAATAACCGTTTGCCTTCTTTATCTTTCTGGTTATGCGTATTGAGAATATTACCAACTACGGCAAGGCCGCCCGGCATTGCGTAAGCATGAGATTTCGCTTTCGCACAACGGAATTGTGACTGCAATATAGAAGGCCATCCATATTTCGGTACGCAAATGTTAACCCATACCCAATGCTCAAACGCGCTATACCAAGCTTCAATTAAACCACCCGCAATAACATGCTGAAATAAATCGAGAGGCGCTGGTTCCGTAGGTATCCATAGGCGTTTACCCCGGCCGTCCTTTAGGTCATAAGCGCAGCTTAAAACTTCCGCATCGGGATGTTCGGTATAGACGGCGGCACCCACGGTGGGCAAACCTTTAAGACGTCCACCCAAAGGTGGTTCGAATTTTCGGGTGTTAATGTTCCACGTATAACCTGCCGGGCTATAAGTTTCAAAATCTAGGTCGGCGATAATAGTGGATACACCTAGGCCAGCGATGAGTTGTGTGCCAGCTTTTAAGTCACTTAATTTCGGTGGGAGAGGTATCATGATTCGCTCGAGGAATATACGTATTTATCTTCAACCCATTCAATTTGACCATTATTAAATTGGATTAAAATCATATTCCATTTAGTTTCTTTGACTATACCGCGAAGTGTATGACCTAACAATTTGTCTTGATAAAAACTTGGATTAACTACGATATGATCCCCAATTTTAAAATCCATATTAATTCTCTTAGTCGGAAATTAAGCCCCGCGTTTACGGGGCATTAAATTAGCCTTGCATCATACCATGTTGAATTAATAAAGCGTCAGTCCATCCGGCTTGAATTAATTGCTCGTAGGTTGCACCCTGAGCGGCGGGAAGCATTACTCTCATCGGAACCGGAGGGGTGGCGGGAGGTAAGGGCGGCGTTAAGATGCCATAATGTGGTGCCGGCACGTTCATATTTTGAACAGATATACTGGGCGGTGTGTTTGGTGCAATAGCGGCAGCGGGCGGTGCAATCGGTGCAACCGGATTAAATCTCCCTTCAGGCGGCGTATTTAACGCACCCGCTGGAATAGGGGATTTTCCGAATCCGACACTCTTAGGATCGGCACCTAAAATAATACGATTACCATAACGGCTAAACGCAACCATGCTGTGGTTTAAATAAACGCCGGGTTGTTGCATCGAACCGTTATCAGCCACGGTGCCATAAACTTGGATGTAATCGCCAAGATTAACGAAGTTAGTTTCGAGAATTTGTTTTGTACCGTCCTCGTTATAAATCCCGGGAGCGAATCCGCTAGCGAAGTTAAGCACCCAGTGGCCGGGATAACCTTCGCGATCGCAATTTTTACGACCCGCCTTGTTAGGGATCGTGCTATCGCCGTCCTGAATTTTCCATGCAAATTGCGGACTATCCGCTTGCCCGTTAGGAAAACCGGCGTGACCCGCAGCCCATATCTTTGCGCCCCATGGTGTTTCAGCCCAGTGACGTTCCGCGCCTTTTGCGATAGCTAATGCAAAATAATACTCAACCCGTGGCTGACCAGCGTTCGCTCCGGTTCGTACGGTTAATGGCTTGCCTTCGGCATCGGTAGTTTGAGGTTCGTATAATGATCCTTGCACCAAGCGTCCAACGGGGGTCAACAGCTCTTCTTTGTTACTCATTTATCTCTCCTTAAGTGATGTTACTTTTAACACATTAATCCTTAGTGCGGATTTTGTCAATAACTACGTTTTTCAACTACTTGATACTTAACCATTGGTTGAACGGCACACGCCTCATTAATGGCGATACTTCCGTGAGGTTGCCAACCCTGTTGAATAGCATCATTAACCTCATTAATTAAATCGCTAATAGAATTAGTCATAAGAATTTTGTATTCAATGATTCTCATTTATTACCTCCAAAAATTTTACGTACCGTATTGGGATTTTCGGGTACCAATTTTAATGCCCCGTGAGATATTTCCGTGTATGACTTGACTACTTCTTCAGGAATGCCCGCTTTAATAGCCTGTCGAGGAGTAATGACATCGCGCGGTTTAACAAGATTGTGGCCTAACATTTCGCCGAGTACCGCAATTTCGTCAGCGGGGACACGCCATTTTTCTCGACCGCCTGATTCTTCCACATGGAAATGCGGGATGCGCTTACCTTTTTTGATTAACGATAACGCTTGCTCTGAAAGTCCGGTAATGCGTGCGTCTAATAAATCAGCCGCTCGGCGCAAATATCTTAATTCATTACCGATACCTTCCGACGTTAATTCTAACGGGTTATTAGAGATACTAAGGTCTACTGAGGATAGCGCGGATCGTTGCAAGGTCTCGCAAGCATGACGCCCAGTGCAGTACGTACATTCGGGACTAGGTGAACAGTGAGCGCCCGGCGCTGTTGCTTCAAACTCCGCATGACGTAAAATATTATGAAGAGACCGCAAATCCGAGGCCATAACTTTCCACGTCCTAACGGTGCCGTCACGGTGGTAACTACGTGGTTGAACAATATAAAAAGTAACAGAAAGGAACTGATCACTAAAGCTATCAATTTTTAATTTCTCCAAAATACCAGCAGCGTATTCGACTAACTGCCAATTCTCAAAAACCTCTACGAATCCATGACCAAACTTATAATCCCATATGTGTAATTCAGATAGATGATGTACCCAACAATCCGGCGTACCCCAACATTCGGGATGAATAATTGAGATATCGATAGGCTCTTCAATATGTAAATTTTTTATATCCATCGTACCGAATAGCCTATTGATCACGGTTAGAATGGAGTCGCAATAAATATCGGCACCTTCGCGCATTTCGTCAGTTATTAATTCACCATTCGGAGCGGTTTCCCATGTTGCATTAGTTTCATCCGCCCCGTTGTTTAAGCAATAGTATTGTAATAGCTCCGATGCTACCCAATGCGCTGCCTCGCCCTCGCGGGCGTGCGGCGATTCTTCATCTTCGGGATAAAGCGCCTCTAGTGCGCGTGACCCGGGACAGGCCACACGCCTAGCAGCGGAGGAGGGGGGTAAAAGGGAATGTTTACTCTTCATCTATCAAAGCCTCGCAAATATCGGGAACGTTGGCGCGTCGCATCGCTTCTCTAATGACTGGTACGTCATGATAGTAATGCGTGAATTGGCTACCGCAGCGAAGGCATCTCCATGAAGACCGCGCACGACCACCATATACGCCCCATTGGTGCGTGGATTCACAACGCCAGTTATGGCTATCACCATAAGTATCGGGAGGGTTGGGTACTAGATCGCTCATCTTTAAATCCTTATATCTTTAAATCAAGAAATCAATAAATCTATATTGGCCATAATTTGAGGGATAAGATCAGGCCGTGTGGCTGCTAAAGGTAAAGAAGGAATCCCCGCGCTTTGGCAAGCTTGAACAACCATTGCCTGTTTCAATTTACCGGCGGTAACTAGCTCGGTGATTTTATTCATAAGCGTTGTGAAAGTTTCTTTAGGCGGCTCGATGGGATCAGCGGACGGTTGAGTAATGGGTGGTAACGGAACCGATGGGATTAGTAGGGTTGCGCTTCTCGTGCCAACGGGCGCAGGAATTGCCATAACCGATTCTAATTCTTTAGTGACTTCACCTACGACGGTCATGCTAACGCCGCGTTGCAATTTCCAAGCGCCATCCGCAGTTTTACTTTTCGTGCGAGAATGAATACGGGCATCCCAAGGTAAGCCATTGCAATCAACTTCAACGTTCGCAACCTTGCTGGCAACTATAGTGGGCGCGGGTTCTTTTGCAAAAGGATTAATCCTTTTTGGATCTTCTGCTGGCGATACGGGCGGCGGCATCGGAACGTGTTCAGGTTCAATTACGGGCGGTGCAACAAGAGGTGGCATCGGAACACGTTCAGGTTCGAGCAATGGCTGGGGGCTTTTCGGTAATAATTCAATACCGGCCATTTTCATAAGAAAAGTCGCGGTATCTATAAGAACTTGACGGGGCATGGTATGAGGTTCGGTTATTTCGATTTTAAGCATAAAGATATCCTTATTTAAAGTTTTCTTGATGTTGACAGCGTTCTATCATAATCGTATAGTGCGGAAACTGTCAATAACGGAATATAGCACATGGAATTAAGGCCGTACCAACAAATAATCGTTGACCAGATATACAAAGCATGGGAACAGGGAGCGACGAACGTTTTAGCGCAATTGGCGACGGGTGCGGGGAAGACTGTCCTTTTTTCTAAAATCATATCTGATTATTCCGGCTATTCCATTGCGGTTGCTCATCGGATGGAGCTAGTAAGTCAAATTTCGTTAACTCTAGCCCGATACGGCGTAAGGCACAACATTATTGCTCAAAAGACCGTCTTACGGGAAATAGTATCGCTACACATGGCCGAGTTAGGTAAATCATTTATTTGTCCGAATTCCCGCCGATTCGTGGCCGGAGTAGATACTTTAATTCGGATGGACAACAAAACACCATGGTTTTCGCAAGTCGGATTAATCGTTCAGGATGAGGGGCATCATCCGTTGCGCGTTAATAAATGGGGCTTTGCGGCGTCGCTATTTCCCAACGCAAAAGGGCTATACCCAACGGCCACACCCATTCGCGCCGATGGCAAAGGGCTCGGCCGTAAAGCTGACGGTATTATGGACGTCCTTATTACAGGGATTTCCATGCGCGAATTAATTTCGATGGGTTATTTAACCGAATACCGTATTTTCGCACCCCCGAGCGATCTTGATCTTTCTACGGTTCCCATTAGCGCATCCGGTGATTACTCACCCCCAAAGCTTCGGAACGCCGTCCATAAAGCCCATATAACGGGGGATGTCGTAGATCACTATTTACGAATCGCCGAAGGTAAACTGGGCGTAACTTTCGCCGTTGATATCGAATCCGCAGTCGAGATAGCTAAAGCGTTTAAAGCTAAAGGCGTAAGCGCCGAAGTTATAAGCAGCAAAACACCCCCACTGTTACGAAGCGCCATTATGAACCGCTTCCGGCAACGCGAGGTACTGCAGTTAGTCAATGTGGATTTACTAGGGGAGGGTGTTGATGTTCCCGCAATTGAAGTTATAAGCATGGCACGGCCTACACAATCATACGGACTTTACTCACAACAATTCGGTCGTGCGTTACGACCCATGGAAGGAAAAAAACATGCTATCATTATCGATCACGTTAACAATGTTATTCGGCACGGCTTGCCTGATGCTCCGCGAGTTTGGAGTTTGGAAAGACGAGAACGTCGATCTCGATCTAGTCCTATTGACGCTATTCCTATTAGGGTCTGTCTTAACTCTCTTTGTCTAGGGGTTTATCCTAGAACGCAAAGGGTTTGCCCCAATTGCGGTCACTATTCAGTGCCGGTTGCACGATCCTCACCCGAACAAGTCGACGGCGATCTTTACGAGTTAGACCCTGACGTACTTGCCCGCTTACGCGGCGATATAGAGCGTATAGACAACGCGCCGCGCGTACCCCAACATTTAGACCCGATCGCTCAAAAGGCCGTTATAAATCGCCATAAGGCGCGTCAAAAAGCACAAAAGGGATTAAGGGACACGATTGCTATATGGGCGGGGTTTCTACGTGCTGAAAATAAAACAGACTCGCAAATATATCGAACCTTTTATTTTGATTTCGGCATAGACATTGCAAGCGCACAGGCTCTTAATACGAATGATGCGGATGAACTTCGCGGTAAAATACAAATTGCTATTGACAATTTCCGCACTACGATCTAATTTATCAAAGACTTGTAAACAGAAGGGAATCGACTGATGAATTTAAGCCTGTGGGCGAAACGCTGGAATGTTCCCGAAGTCGCGATTCATGACTTGCGTGGCATTCTTGGATTAAATCATACGGGCGTCGCGCCCGTTGGTCTTTCCGAAGCGGCTATACAAAATCTCGTCCGGCTGGAAGCCTCGAAGAAAGGTTGTCGATTATGGCGAAACAATGTGGGCGCAACATACACGCCCGATGGTGCTCTCATTCGCTACGGATTAGCGAACGAATCGACCGGCGTTAACAAACAAATTAAATCGGCGGATCTGATTGGGATACGTCCAGTAAAAATAACACAGAATATGGTAGGGGCTATATTAGGACAATTTATGAGTCGAGAGGTAAAAGCAGCAAACTGGCGTTATGCTAATACGGAACGTGAGCAAGCTCAATTGAGATGGGCTGAACTCATTTTATCCCTAGGGGGAGACGCATGTTTTGTTAATGGAGAAGGAACGATATGAACCACATTAAAATAGCAGATCAGGAAAGCCATAGTTGGTGTGATGAAATAATAGGTGTTGAATTTCATTTCAAAGATATTGAACAGGCTGCCTTAAACGGAATATACGGCACTAAGACCGTATGCGGTAAATGCTTAGAAAGAATTATTCAATGCTTAGATAAAAACAAACGTGCGTATGGGGATAGTTAGATGTCACGAGCGGTTCGGACAAAGCCAGGTACACGTCGAGAGTTAATACTCGATGCGGCTATACAGTTAAGTATTAAAATCGGTTATCGAAGCATCACTCGGGATGCTGTTGCTGATATTGCGGGAATTTCCAGCGCTCTTATCGCTAAATATTTCCCGCGAATGACCCAACTAAAACAAGCGGTTATGCAAACCGCTATATCTCGGGAAGTCGTGGAAGTCATTATTCAAGGTCTAGCCATAAATGATATCCAAGCGCTCAATATCGATTACGATCTTAAAGAAAAGGTGATGAAGTATTTATCTCAATTAAAATAATTTAAGGAATTAAAATGGATTTTTTACCAAAGGCTTTACAAGCGTTAGGAAATTTTAATCAATTCATCGTTTATGTTCTATCTCCCAGTAAAACTCGTGTCGGTAAAACAGATAAATTCCCAATTGACTTTCGAAACGGCCAGATTGCAAATGCACATGATCCTAATATTTGGTTATCGGCACCTTTCGCGATAGCCTGTGCAAAAGGTTTCGGTGCGAATTATGGCGTAGGTTTCGTATTTACGGAATCAGACCCATTTTGGTTTCTTGACATCGACGATTGTTTAGATGCGAATACTAATGATTGGTCAGCGACCGCGAAAAATCTCGTGGCTGCTTTCCCGGGCGCAGCTGTTGAAGTCTCTAGTTCGGGTCGTGGGTTGCATATTATTGGGAGCGGCCAGTCGCCTTCACACAGTTGTAAGAACGCTGCGCTTAAACTCGAATTTTATACTACCGGACGTTTCGTTGCGCTAACTGGAACTTACGCGCAAGGCGACGCAGCGCTCGATTGTTCGGTTGTTCTTCCTTGGCTTGTCGATAATTATTTCATCCAAAAAACAAACTCGAATCAGACTGATTGGACGGATCATCCTTGCGAGGGCTGGAAAGGTAACACCGATGACCATGAACTTATTTCACGCGCTTTACGGTCACAATCCAGTCGTTCTGTCTTTGGGGGTGGGATTGCTTTCAAAGATTTATGGGAAGCCAACGTCGAGGCGTTAGCGCGTGCTTATCCCGATCCTAACCGAGAGTGTGGTTACGATGAAAGCGCAGCTGACGCAGGGCTCGCACAACGATTAGCATTTTGGACAGGTAATGATTGCGAACGAATGAAACGATTAATGCTGCAGTCGGCGTTATCCCGCGATAAATGGAACCGAGAGGACTATCTCCCGCGAACAATTCTCGGTGCTTGCGGGAGACAACTTGAGTGGTTAAACGACAAGTCCCCTCAAGATATCGTAAAATCTGAACAAACACAAGGGCAGAAACCACGCGCTTCTCGTGTTACAGGCACAACCTTTCTCAACATCGAACAGCAGCAGGATATTTTCGAGGGCTGCGTTTATATTGCCGACGATCATAAAATCCTCGTACCCGGCGGGTATACTCTTAATCCCGAGCGGTTCAAAGTTATGTACGGCGGGTATAGCATGCCTATGGATATCGGCAATGAGCGGGTCACACGCAACGCGTGGGAGGCGTTTACCGAATCCCAAGCCCTACGGCACCCCCGCGCCGATACCTCCTGTTTTAAGCCCGATTTAGCCCCCGGGGAAGTTATTATAAAAGATGGCCAACGATTAGCCAATATTTACTGGCCGGTCACTACGCCGCGAGTACAAGGCGACCCATCGCGTTTTCTTTGGCATATCGAGAAACTATTCCCAGACCCTACGGATCAAGCGATTATTCTTTCCTATCTCGCCGCATTAATTCAACACAAGGGCGTTAAGTTTCAATGGGCTCCTCTAATCCAAGGTGTGGAAGGTAACGGTAAAACTTTCTTTACCCGTTGCATTGCATACGCAATCGGCGATCGTTATAGCCATTTCCCGAAAGCGGCTGAAATCGCCAGCAAGTTTAATGATTGGTTATACGCAAAGATATTTATCGGTGTTGAGGATATTTACGTCCACGATTCTAAGTACGAAGTCATGGAAACCTTAAAGCCAATGTTAACCAGCGAACGTCAGGAAATTGAACCGAAGGGCGGTGCAAAACTCACCCGGGATATATGCGCGAATTTCCTAATCAATACCAACCATAAGGACGGCTTACGTAAAACCCAAAATGATCGACGTTTCGCCCCCTTTTACACCGCGCAGCAATCTGTGGCTGATCTCAAACGCGATCGTATGTTAGGTGAGTATTTCCCCGAACTTTACAATTGGGCTATCCGCACGCAAGGTTTCGCTATTATCGCGGATTACCTTGAGAACTATGCCATTCCCTATAGCCTAAATCCCGCAACAGGTTGTAAGCGTGCTCCCATTACAAGCTCAACAGAAGCTGCGATCGAACACGGTATGGGCGGCATTGAACTGGAAATACAAGAAGCAATGGAGCAGGGCGTACCGGGCTTTAAGAACGGATGGGTATCTTCAATGGCACTCGATAAATTATTAATCCGATTGCATGCGGGACGTCGAATACCCATTAACAAGCGCCGGGAACTTATGCAATCGCTCGGTTATGACATACATCCGAACCTTAAAGAAGGGCGCACTACGGGTATTGTGCAACCCGATGGCGGCAAACCGCGTTTATATATTAAAATGGATCATAAGGATAATAATCTGATGGGCGCAAGTGAGATCGCGAAAGCCTATTCAGAAGCACAGAAGTAGTTGACTCGCTATAGTCAATCGTCTATAGTCGAATCTCTATTAACAACGGAGGTAATATATGAACTATGTTATACTGGAACGTCGCAAACGTCGCAAACCCATGGCTGCGTATGTAAATAAACGATCCGGCATTTACCCCAGACTCGAATTGATAGGCGTGTCCGGGGCGATGCTTTTCTTATGGGGATACGTTGGATATTTAATTCTTCAGTTACCCATTCCGCTTTAACTAAACTTTGGGGACGCTAGGTATACTAGCGTTCTCACTTTCCGTCAATGGCTTTTTATGAAGATTGAAACTCATATCATATTTTTCTAGGAACGCAAAAAACGCCTTTAAAGTTTCTAAGGCATCTTTGCGATCTTTAAATTCGGCGGTTAGTTTTGCACGGCAACAGTCACATATTTTTGACATCGGTTTTCTCCCGTGGAAAAATGGGCGCATCTAGTTTTTTAAATACACTTTCCATTGCATCGCGTACTACCGAAAGGTCTTTATCCGATAGACCGTTTTTTAATAACCACATGATAAAATCGCCTTTTACTTTGAGTATTGTCATACGCTCGCAATGTTTGCATACATTACTCATAACCATTTAAACCCATGCGCCATGATTAATAACGTTCCGGCAAAGCCACCAACCATCCAGTAAAATTGGCTCCATAAACGATTATTTAAAACGTCGAAACGACCGTCTACTTTAGCACTTAAGTTTTCGATTTTTGCGTTAACGTTATCGAAACGCGCATTTATGCCGTCACTAACATTACTGAAACGCGCATTTATGCCGTCGATTTTAGTATCGATCTTTGTATCAATTTTAGTAATCAGCGCTTTTATCTCATCTAAAGTCGTTAAGATATGCGCGTTCGTTGTTTCCAGTATCGCTAGGCGTTCATCGTTAGTCATAATATTCTCCCGTTTAGGTAAGCTCATTAGTGCATTTCCTTTTTAATCAATTCTTCAATACCATCGGCAATCGCATTAACAAACTTTAAGGCTTCTTCTTTGTTTAAAGCAAACCAAACTATAGACTTTCGAAAATCTATCACTACTTTATCGTCGATCACAACTATTGCAATTCTCAATTCGCCTTCGTCGTTCTCCATCATTTTATTTTAATCCCCTTTATACCGTCCGGTAATCCTTTTACATTTTCGCGAATCTCTTTTTTCTGATTTAGAAAAACATAAATACCTTCAACCCATTCGTCTAATAGTTCTTGCGTGGTACTTTCGTGTTCTCTCATTTTATCACTTTTTATTTTAATCATCGTGCAAAAACCTTGACAGAAAACTTTCGTATAAACATTAGCGAAAAATGATATCACTTCAAAATCTTGCATTTCCTCAAATACCGGATGCTCTTTTATTTTATCCATGTAATCCATCGAAAACTCGAATACCTTATCGTACATTTCGTCAGCTATTTTAAATAAAATTTTCTGGCGTTCGGTTTTATCCTCTTCTTTAATTACTCTCATTTTTTCTTTCGTCCTCTGTGCTTAATTTCCAATTCTAAATCTTCTCTCGGGATCATAATGCTACGGCCGCATTCGCACCGGCTGGCGTTGGGGAAATGCCCTTGATTTAATTTTGCGCTTATGCGCTGCGGACACACCCCCAGCTCTTTTGCGACCATTAGCGTGGTTAGTCTTTGCTTTGCCATTCGTAAATCTCCGTGCAAAAACAGACTTTCTACCATTACCGATTGTCTCCGTCTATAGTTTCCTTGCAATCTTCCTCCGCAACGGTTAGGGTATAGCGAACCTTCTCCAATACCGCAAGGTTGCCGCTGGTAACGACGGCTTTTGTAAAAAGGTCGATTAGGTCTTTTTCGTTAGCGTATATCAAAAATGTAATAAAGCTATTTATCATTTTCGTTCCCCTATGTATTTTTTACTGAACCAGCCTTCGTACCGGCCGTTTTTTATAACGTCTAAGGCTTCCTGTAGTTTCCAGATTAATATGATACCGCCATCGTCAACCGCTTCCATTAATATCGCTAGTAAATCGTCGTGTTTAACATTTATCGGAAAGCTAATTATTTTATCGCTCATTCGGTTTCTCCTCGTTTTTTTTATGATGAACTGCAACATTTAGGATCGTTGATTTTTTCCCCGCAGTCGGGGCATATTCCTCTCTCAACACTCGCATCGATTGCAGCGTCAATATCGTATTCATAGTTATCGCTCATTCGGTTTCTCCTCGTTTTTTAATAGCCACAAGCCACGTCCCTTCCCAGTTATAAACTTGTAATCCAATAAAGTCTTCATCCTCATATTCGCTAAAATAATTACCGCGATTAAGCAAAGTTAATCCTTTGTAATCACCGGCGTCTGTTTTAATCGCCGGTTGGAATCCTCGGTCTAAAGCGTTCGATTGGTAATAAAGACCGGCATTTAACCTAGCGACATATTTTCGCCGAATATATAGCTTCCCATCATTCTTCTTAACGAAACTTTTGAAAGTCGTTTTAGTTATTTTTCGCATGTGGGTTCCCTTTTAGAAGTCGTTTTTAATATCTTCGTAACCTTCTCGGACAACGTCCAGCGCGTGTTGTATCCTATCTAGCGCTTCGGTATTACCGCCGAGTAAAGTAACTTCCATCAATAATTCAACTAAATCGTCGTTATTCATTTTTACTAAGCTTTCAACTATCTGGTCGTTCATATTTGGCTCCTTAATTAATAGAAAGCCAGTATAGAGCATCCGCTATAGCGCGTCAACTACTTTCTACGAATAGTTGCGATGCACGCCATAGTTCTTGGGCGTAGTCGCTTAGTAACTTAATGTAATCAACGCCATCCGGGTCTAAATGCCATTTATTTAAAAGATGTACGAATTGCGCATGTAGTTCCCTATCTTCCGGCCTAATGCGGGCTGTAACCTCCACAAAGCCCATCGAATCCATTAGCCGATTTTGTTGTAACTTTTGACGATGAGCGCGTTGGTAATAAGCTAAACAGGCGAGACAAGCCGAAGTAATTGTATTTCGTTGAGAGATATGACCACGTTTACAAGGTCTGCCCGTAAAATACCTCGTTAAACCTCGGGATATCGCTTCTTGAAGTGTAGTAATTGGTAACATTTTTAAGTATCTCCATTATGAAAAGGTCGAAACTATACGTCAGCCTATTATGGATTACAAGCCCATACGCCCGTACTCCCCACCCAACTCTTCAAAAAGCCCGAACTACGGGCTTTATAACTCATTGATTTAATTAAATAAAAAAACGACTCCCGAAAATCAGCATCAATTCGTACTCACCGCTTATAGATCAACAGTGGGGTAAGTTATACATACAACCGTATATGTACTTACTATATTACTTTCTATATTTCGTAACGGCTGATACTAACAGTACGGGGATTCGGGCTTTTATAATAATAATAATAATAATATCAATAACTTATAATAAAGCCCGAACCAAAAGCCCGAATGAAAAAGAGCGGGGAGTACGGGGAACCGAAATGCGCTACTGCCTTGTGGCTGAGAGCGCGATATAATCCCCTCGAATTCGACATCTTTAGGAAATATTTATAATGGAAATAATCATGCGGCCGATTGCCGATCTTAAGAATTATGATAAAAATGCACGCACCCATAGTGCCGCGCAGATCAAAGAATTGGTCGATTCTATAAAGATTTATGGATTTCTTGATCCTATCGAAATTGCTCAAGACTTGACCATTATCTCAGGACATGCAAGGCTTGCTGCTGCGTTAGAATTAGGGTTAACCCACGTACCTACCATCTGCCATCATCACCTTACTAAAACGCTTAAAAAGGGCTATACGCTAGCTGCAAACCGTATTGCCCTAAGCGCGGGATGGGATGGAGGAATACTTAAAGATGAATTCACCGATCTCATAGAGGAGGAGTTTGATTTAAGGCTAACAGGATTTACCCAAGATGAAATTGACGACTATCTTAATCCAGATATTTTAAACGATAACTTGACAGACGGCGATGATTGTGAAATGGGAGAAGGGCAAGAGGCGGTTACGCAACGGGGCGATGTATGGATTTTAGGCGATCATCGTTTGCGTTGCGGCGACAGTACGTTTGTTGACGACGTTCAAGCTTTACTCGCCGGAAACGCGCCGCACCTTATGATTACCGATCCTCCGTACGGCGTTGAGTATGATCCAAGCTGGCGTGACGGCGCTGACTTGGGGGTGGGTGAACGCTCCCGGGGAAAAGTAAAAAACGACAATATCGTCGATTGGACGGACGCTTATTCGCTTTTCGAAGGTGATGTCGCGTACGTATGGCATGCCGGGAAATTTACGCATATCGTCGCGAAAAACCTCGAGGATTGTGGCTTCGACATCGTTAGCCAGATTATATGGGCGAAGCAACATTTCGCACTTTCACGCGGCGATTACCATTGGCAACACGAGCCATGTTGGTACGTTGTTAGGAAAGGCAAGAAACATCACTGGCGAGGTGCACGCGATCAAAGTACGTTATGGGAAATTAAAAATAATAATTCGTTTGGTAATTCAGACAAAGAAGAAACGTGGGGACACGGAACACAAAAGCCAATCGATTGCATGCTAACGCCACTTGAAAACAACAGTCGCGCTAATGACTATGTATACGATCCTTTTGGCGGTAGCGGCACAACTTTAATTGCTTGCGAAAAAACAGGACGTCGTTGCTTGATGATGGAACTAGACGAGAAGTATTGTGATATCATTGTACGAAGATGGCAAAAGTTTAGTGGTAAGAAAGCAATACTAGAAGAAACAGGAGAACCCTTCGATGGCAACTAAGCCGAGAAAAAAACCTGTTAGGCCTCGCGTCCCGGGACAAAAATATCAGCCTCTTAAGTTTGTAGTTACTCCTGATATTCTTAAAGAAGTCGAAATTTTATCAGGACGGGGTCTTACGCAAGAACATATTTTCGATTACTATAGTATTAGTCGAAGCTGCTGGTTTAATAACATTCAGCATCATCCCGAACTTGGGGAAGCGGTTAGACGCGGAAAAGCGAAAACCATTTCTAAAGTTTCCGGCAAGTTAATGGAACAGGTACTTAAAGGAAATTTGAGTGCTATAATTTTCTATCTCAAGACCCAAGCACGGTGGTCTGAGAATGCGGCATCAGGAGATGAGGGCGGCGAGAAGCCACCATCACCGGCGTTGACGATAACGGTTCACGATCCGGTCGAAGCGTCGAAAATCTATCAACAGATTATGATAGGGAGTTAGTCAATGAGTGAAACGGTTCAAGCAAACGATGGCGCGATGCTACCTCTTTCTTCCTTAGCCCAAGAATTCGTTTATTCAGGCAATTTCGTCAGCACAATTACGGTTTTATATGCGGGCAAAACGTATGTTCAAACTTTCCTAAACGATGGGACGAATATTATTTATATTTCCGGTTGGATTAACTCAGCGGCTCCTGTGGGACAACAGATAATGACTGACCAAAGCGGTACGATTATGGTCGATCAAAGTGGCGATATCATGGTAACTCAATAGAAGGATTTTTAATTATGACAATTATGTGGACAGGTTTCCCCGCAGCGCAAGCAGCGGTTAGCGGCGACGTTATAGTTGGGTTATTAGGCGGTACAGCGAACCAAAGATTTACGGCGGAATCGTGGCTTTTTGCAGCGAATAATTTATCTGACGTTGCGAATAAGACAACGTCATTTGATAACCTTTCGCCACTTAGCACGAAAGGCGATACCCTATTCTATAATGGTTCCGGCCATAACGATCGATTGCCTATTGGTACGACAGGAGAAATCCTAACCGTAGTTTCTGGCTTACCCGCATGGGTAGCAAACCCGGGGTTACTAATTGCTAACAATCTTAGTGATCTTAACAATGCGACTACTGCGCGAACTAACATAGGTTTAGGTACGACTAGTACGGTCGGTTTCGGTATTACAACCGCCACAACGAGTACGGCTTCCGCAACGCCCGGCACGATACGTGCGCTTATCGGTAGCGTAACAGGCTCAAATACGACAATGACATCCGGCAATCTCGTCGGCGCACGCGGTGTTGCAACCGTTGTGGGTGCAAGTGGCGGGTTTATTTATGGAGCGCAGGGTAAAGTAGTTTCTACAGGTACTCTATCCGGTAGCTCATGGACAGCGGGTGTTTTCGGTCAATTCGATCTAAGCGCGGCAACCGTAAATGGCGGCCAGACAGCAGCGATATGGGGCGATTACGGCACCTCGGTTGGCACGGTAACAAGCGCAGTCGGCGCACGCGGTATTGCAATGACTAATACAACCGGCATGAAGTTAAACGCTCAGGACTATCGATACGGCGATGCAACGTACTTGATGGAATTGGCTAGCTCTGGAACCCCTACGTATTACGCGGCCGCAGGTACAAGCGCGGGTTCGGCGGGTAATTCTTCGCATTGCGCGGCGCAACAGGTACTCGCGTTAGTGATAAATGGCACGGCCGTTTACATTCCGGTATTTACGCAAAATACATAAGGATGGTGTTTGATGATAACTGCAGCCGAGTTTCTCAAGTGGCTTGAGATTTTTGGGGTTAGAACAGGAAGTGGGGCGGGTACCGTTACAAGCATTACTGCTGGTACGGGTTTAACGGGCGGTACGATTACCACGAGTGGTACAATCGCGCTTGCGTTACCTGTGACGGTCGTACATGGCGGTACGGGCTTAACGTCTACAACCGCTAACGCTATACTTTACTCCTCGGCTACCAGTGTTATCGGTCAAATCACGCCAGTTGCTAACGCGCTTTTAGTTACTAGCAGCGGGGGTGTTCCTAGTCTTAGTACCACATTGCCCACCGGTTTGACGATTCCCGGTTATCTTCCGCTTGCGGGCGGTACGATGTCCGGCGCAATTGCGATGGGAACTTTTGGAATTACAGGGCTTGCGAATCCTGTAAATCCTCAAGATGCAGTGACTTTGAATTACATTACGACGGCATTGGGTTCATATCTCCCGCTTGCGGGCGGTACGATGTCTGGCGCGATCAGTATGGGCAATCATCAGATTAATAATTTACTTGCGCCCACCTCAGATACCGATGCGAGTACAAAACTTTATGTTGATACGGTTGCATCCGGTTTAGCGCCAGCGGGTGCAGTTGACGCGGCTACCACAACAAATTTCGCAGCGACCTATAATAACGGCGCGGCGGGAGTAGGCGCGACATTAACTGCGACGTCTACAGGAGCGGTCACGTTAGATGGCGTGGCTGTTACGTTGACCGGCGATTACCTTTTCAAAAACCAAGCTGACAATACTCAAAACGGTATTTACACATGTACCACTTTAGGTGACGTAGGAGTTGCGGCAGTATTTACTCGCGATAATCGATACGACACACCTGAGAAAATTAATGAAACAGGCATCGTTCCGGTTATCGGTGGATCGACCCAAGCGGGTCAAGGTTACTACGAAACGAGTACGATCGTTGCTATCGGTACCACCCCCATTATTTACGTTAACTTTGGAAATAGCGGAACGGTAACGAGTATTACTGCCGGTACGGGTTTAACAGGTGGCACAATCACGGGTAGCGGCACGATTGCATTAGCAGTCCCCGTAGTAGCCGGTAATGGCGGTACAGGTCAAACGTCTCTTACCGCGTTTAATCTTATTTTAGGTAATGGAACGAGCGCTGTTAATTTCCTTCCACCTTCTGCGACATCCGGTATCCCTATTATATCTCAAGGGGCATCAGCTAACCCAGTTTACGGCACGGCAGTTGTGGCGGGAGGCGGTACGGGTCTTGCGACTACGACAGCGTATGGTTTACTTGCGGGCGGAACGACCGCAACCGGCGCGTTCCAGAATGTTGGAACGGGCGCGGCGGGTACATTGCTTCAAGGCGCGGGTAGCGCAGCATTACCTACATTTACCACGACAACGTACCCATCGACTAATGCCATTAATACGATAATGTACGCTAGTTCAGCGAACGTACTTGGGGTAATAACTCCAGCTAATAGTTCGGTATTAGTTAGCGGAGTTACGGGTATCCCCGCATGGAGTACGACATTGCCTCAATTCATAGCAATGACTTCTCCTCAAATTACTACATCGATAAATGACGCAAATAACAATCAGGTATTCGGGATAAGCGCAACCCCGAGCGCGGTAAACTATATACAAGCTATAAATTCTGCCTCGACTAATCCTGTTGCTTTACAAGCTTTAGGAACAGCAACGAATTTAATTTTAGAGTTACAAGGAAAAGGTACTGGGGGTGCGGCAGTACAAGGTACCTCTACGAACGATAGCGCTCCGGCAGGATACGTCGGTCAAATTATTTCTGCAGAAGTTTTGATTGGTTCTCCGGTAACTATTTCATCTAACTCTGCAACCGATATTGCAACACTTCCATTAACAGCCGGTCAATGGGACGTATACGCTAATATCGGCGTGGTCGGTTCGACGGGTACAACCCTCGATACTATGATCGGATGTATAAATACCAGTACATCTATTAATCCAGCTTCACGAAGAGCGTTTGTTGCGTATGGCACATCTTTTCCGCTCGGTGCGGGTGATATAGAAACGGTTGTTCCTTCACAATTTTTTCAACTAATTGGGAATACCACTATACATTTAGTAATTCAATCCCAGTTTAATGTTACCTCTACAATAGGGGCATTCGGCTATATATGGGCAATTCGAAGAAGATAATTTTTTAATAGGAGAGTAAAAATAATGTCAGAAGTATTAACACATGAACAGCAATTGGCTAAACTTAACGAAGAGCATGCTAAGGCTATTAACTTAGCCAATAGTCAAATCCAAAATATGAGTAGCGCTATTTCGGTTCATGAAGCGGAAAAAGGAGCGCTAGGTCAATCGGTTAATGAATTACTTCAAGCTAACATACGTTTACGCGCAGCTACTACCTTACTTGATAACCAAGGTAAAGAAGGGTTCGCCTTACGCGACAATAAGATTAATGAGTTAGTAAAAGAATTAAACGAGAAAAACGCGTTGATCGCAGAATTACAAACGAAGTTGGATGTAGCAAATAAAGTAATTGCCGCTAATACGAATTTAGTTCCACCAGCCTCTGAACACGCACCGAAGGAACTGAATCCTAATAAACATAAATAACTTAGATGCCATTACCATTTTCGTTTAATTTTAAAAACCCGGATTACGTTGAGGTCTTTCAATGGCGACTAGAAAGACTCAACCGTATCCGAGCTACCCCGGGTATTCTTCCAGCGTTAAAAAAATACTATCAAGACAATGTTGCTCAATTTATTATCGATTGGGGGACTACTTACGATCCACGTAACGTAGATCGGGGTTTACCGGCGCTCGTTCCGTTTATTTTATTTCCTCGACAAGAAGAATTCGTCCATTGGTTTATGGAACGGTGGCGGTCACGCGAACCGGGGCTTGCAGATAAATCTCGCGATATGGGGATGAGTTGGTTGACGGTAAGTATTGCCTGTACGATCTGCCTATTCATCGAAGGCGTGGCCGTAGGATTCGGTTCGCGTAAACAGGAATACGTAGATAAAATCGGCGATCCTAAGTCTCTTTTGTACAAAGGAAGGCGTTTTGTAACAAACATACCCCGAGAATTTAGGGGAACATGGGAAGAAAGCAAGCATGCGCCGCACATGCGTATTCAATTCCCCGATACAAATTCAATCATATCTGGCGAGGCGGGCGATGGGATCGGACGCGGCGACCGTGCAAGTTTCTATTTTGTGGATGAGGCGGCGTTCATTCCACGCCCAGAATTGGTTGAAGCGTCACTTTCCGAAACAACGAATTGTCGTATCGATATCTCGACACCTTGCGGTATGAATAATCCTTTTGCCCGCAAACGATTTAGTGGAAAGATTAATACGTTCAGTTTGCATTGGCGCGACGATCCACGTAAAGACGATGAGTGGTATCAAAAACGATGCGATTACATTGACGATCCTGTTATTATTGCTCAGGAATTAGACTTAGATTATTCAGCGTCCGTTGCGGGCGTAGTCATTCCTGCAGCTTGGGTTAACGCAGCGATAGACGCCCATGTTAAGCTTAATATCGAACCCAAGGGAATGCGTAAGATGGCATTAGACGTTGCAGACCAAGGACATGATAAAAACGCCGTGTGCGGGCGATATGGGATTTTAGTTGAGTACGTAGAATCGTGGTCGGGTAAAGGAGAGGATATTTATGCGTCGGTTGAAAAAGCTTTTACACTCTGCGATGTTCTCGGCTATTCTGATCTATTTTATGATGCTGATGGCTTGGGAGCAGGTGTGCGAGGAGATGCGCGAGTAATTAACGCTAAACGCGAGATTAAAATTCACGTCGTACCGTTTCATGGTTCGGGTGCGGTTATTGATCCCGAAGGCGATCCGTTTCGTGGAAGTCGCGAATTTAAGACAAACGAAAAGGGACGTACTAATGACGATTTTTTCGCTAACTTAAAAGCGCAAGGATACTGGGCTTTACGACGGCGGTTTCAGTTAACTTACCGCGCGGTAGTTGAGAAACTCCCCTTTATAGAAGATGATATTATCTCAATATCGAGCCATATTCCCGAATTGCGTAAATTAGTTTCTGAATTATCGCAACCGACCTACTGGCCGAATGAAGTCGGAAAGATCATAATTGATAAATCGCCAGATGGGGCGCGTTCACCGAACTTAGCGGACGCACTCATGATTGCGTATGCACCCTATAAAAAACCGGCAAGAGGATTTTTCAGTGATTAAAAAACTATGGAATAGATTTAAGAAACCCGAGAAAATTGCTGAAGCCGCGCCGAAACGTGAAAAGCCGCGTCAGGTCTTTAGTACGAATGATATTTTCGATCCTTCCCACACGTTAGATAAGCTGGAAGCGATAGCACAGAAAACCTTTCAGAATAGCATACATCCCGAATTAAAAATCGCATTAGATGCCGCGGCAGCTGATAAAACGGCGAGTTTTTCGTATGCCATGGATAACATGACGAATATTAAATCCGCGTTTTTCGGTAATGAACTTATTCCAAACGGTCAGCTGCTTTGGTACGCAAACCAAGGATTCATCGGGTATCAGTTATGTGCGATGCTGGCGCAGCAATGGTTGATTTCCAAAAGCTGTTTAATGCCCGCCGAAGATGCCACGCGCAAAGGTTACGAGATTACGGTTAACGACGGAAGTGAAGTGGAACCCGACGTTTTAGACAAAATGCGAAAGCTAGATGTCGAATACAATATCACTAAAAATCTTATTCAGTTTATTCAATTTGGGCGCGTTTTTGGTATTCGTATCGCAATGTTTCAGGTCGAATCCGACGATCCTGAATATTATTTTAAACCGTTTAATCCGGACGGCGTTAAGCCCGGAAGTTACAAAGGCATATCGCAAATAGACCCCTATTGGGTTACGCCCCAACTCGATCCAGAATCGGCGGGTAATCCTTCGAGCATTCATTTTTATGAGCCAACATGGTGGAACATTGCGGGCAAACTTATCCATCGTTCGCATCTTGTCGTTTATCGTACTGAAGAGGTCGCAGATATCTTAAAACCCTCTTACATTTATGGGGGTGTGCCTATTCCTCAGAAAATTTATGAGCGTGTATACGCAGCCGAGCGAACCGCTAACGAAGCGCCTATGCTTGCCCTTACAAAGCGTACCGACGTCATCAATGTTGATTTAGCGCAAGCATTAGGGCAAGAGATAAATTTCACTCAGCGTATTCAAAAATGGGCGCAATTTAGAGATAACTACGGTATTAAAGCGCTTGGCCTTGACGAAACGATGCAGCAATTCGATACATCGCTCGCCGATTTAGACGCGGTTATCATGACTCAGTACCAACTTGTGGCTGCTGCGGCAAATGTACCAGCGGTTAAGTTATTAGGAACATCTCCTAAAGGCTTTAATACCACAGGTGAATTCGAGGAGTCTAGCTACCACGAAATGTTAGAAAGCTTACAAGCGCATGCGTTATCTCCGCTTCTCGAAAGGCATCATTTACTTTTGATTCGTTCGGAGATTGTTCCCGAGTTTAATATCGCACCTTTCGATACGACTATTACTTGGAAACCCTTAGACGCTATGACAGGAAAAGAACTTGCAGAACTCAATAAACTTAAAGCGGATACGGGTACGGTTCTAACGGCTACGGGCGCAATTGATGGAAACGACGAGCGCGAGCGAATCATTAACGATCCAGATAGTGGCTATACAGGATTGGTTAATGAGAATCCTGAAACAGAAGAACCGGCAGAAGAGATTCTAAGTGAACCAGAAGGTGGTGGAGTGATTTAAAAGCAACCGAAGCACATGGCGTGCATGGGTAAACGGGCTTGGGTACTTTGGACACCTCCCGCCTAAAACTGGTTCGATTCCAGTCGGTTGCATCGATTCGTTATAAATCAGTAGGAGATTGGTAGATGAATTTTAGTGAAGCTTTAATAGCAATAAAAGCGGGTTGTAAATTAGCGCGTACATCTTGGAATACCGAAGGTTTAGCTTTTGTTTATCTTGTTCATGGCTCGAAATTTAAAGTTAACCGCGCTCCACTAAATGTCATATTTAAAATGGATACTGAAGTAACGTATCGTCCGCATTTAGATTGCAAAATGCCGGATGGAACTTGCGGAACATGGACGGCTGATGATAATGACTTATTGGCAGAAGATTGGGAAATTATCGAGTAATGTGTGAATGCACCCCCAGTAATCAGACGACGGTTTGTAGTCGTTGTCCTTACAGATTACGAGTTAAATGGGGATTTACGAAAGGGAAAACAAAAATGGTAATTGACCCGAATGACGATAATGTAAACCACCCGTTGCATTACAATTCTAGTAAAGCTGAATGCCCGGGTTGCGAAAGACGAATTGAATGCATCGATATTACCCGCCACATGAATTTTAATATCGGGAATGCTTTTAAGTATCTATGGCGTTTCGAACATAAAGGCGGCAATGAAGATTTAAAGAAAGCTTTATGGTATATCACTAACGAATTAGAGAAAAAACGCTAATGACTAAGCCGCCGCTAACGAAACAGAAGCGAAAATGGGTTGCGAATCGCAACGTCACCCTGCGCGGCACGGGTTTAAATTATAACGTAAGTCAACAAGCGAAGTATAAAGACGCTTTGAATAAACTAGTTAAGCAAATGGCAGAGGAAGCTAACAAACAAATCCAACGCCTTTTTAACGGGGAAATTGCGGACGATTATTTCGATCAGCAGAAAGAAGCAGCGTCTATAGACGCCAAGTCCGTTATGGTATCTTTAGACACCAACTCGAATGCGGTATCTTTAGATACTAGCATCGCCAGTAAAGCTCGGAAATTAATGAACGCGCTGACATCTAAGTTTCAGCAATTATTTAATGCGAAAGCGCCGATACTTGCCGCATCAATGATTAAAGGCGCGTCCGACGTTAGTAAATCAAATCTACATAGCAGTCTTAAACAATTAAGCGGCGGCCTATCGTTGAAAACCGGCGTAGTTCCTAAAGGAATGGAGGACGTTTCAAAAGCCCTAATCGCCGAAAACGTATCGCTTATCAAGTCAATCCCCCAGCAATATTTTAAAGATGTGACCGGGGCGGTAATGCGGTCGATTACCGTAGGCCGCGGTCTAGCCGATTTATTGCCAGAAATTAAAAAATACCAAGGGCAAACCCAACGACGCGCTAAAAATCTATCGCTAGATCAAACCCGTAAGGCGTATAATTCGATTAATAAGCAGCGCATGCAATCGATCGGCGTTAAGCAGTTTGAATGGGTACATAGCGGCGGTGGGCAAAAACCCCGAGCGTCGCATCTTAAAATTAGCGGCCACATATTTAATTTTGAGAATTTGGAAGCCCAGCAAGCGGCGCTCGGGGTTCCCGAAAAAGACCAAGGAATCCCGGGCTACCCAATTAATTGTCGATGCACCATGACGCCTGTGATAAACTTTGGTGATGAAAGTTAAGATTTAAAGATATCTACATTTAAAGGAATCTTTATCATGCCGTTAATTAATGGAAAGAGCGATAAATCACGTTCTAAGAACATCGCCGAGCTAATTAAAGCTGGGCATGATCCCAAACAAGCTGCTGCGATTGCTTACAAAAAACAACGTGAAGCTAAGTCGAAAGACGAAACTGCCGAGTCTTGGATTTCAAAAAAAATAGAAGATTTAATTAACGAAGGTTACGATCCGAAACAAGCGCAAGCGATCGCTTACGCGGAACATAGACGTAACGCAAAAGACGACGATAAAGGTAAAACTTTTAAAATTTTCGATTCGGCAAGTAAAAGAGATTACGATCTTAACGGTTGGCCTGAAATTAAAGATAATCCGATTAGTAAAGTTGGTGTTTTTCCGTATTATGGCCGTGATATTTCGCCAGATTTAATACCGGATCAAATTTATAATGTTTATCGCCCCGAAGAGGAACTTTCGAATCCCGAAACAATAGATTCGTTTAAGTTACTACCATGGACGGACGAACACGCAATGTTAGGCTCCGAAGACGAAGGTTTGCTACCGGCTGAAAAAAAAGGCATTCATGGCGTTATAGGCGAAGATGTATACTACGACAATGGGTACCTCAAAGGTAATGTGAAAATCTTTTCGGATAAGCTTGCAAATCTGATAGACAAAGGTAAAAAAGAGTTGTCCATCGGCTATCGTTGCTTATATGATATGGTGAGTGGGGTATTTCAAGGTCAAAAGTATGACGCCATCCAGCGCAATATTCGCGGTAATCATTTAGCGTTGGTTGATGAAGGTAGGTCGGGATCTGATGTGGCCGTGTTAGACCATTTCAAGTACGTATTTGATGCAAAGGAGATAAAAATGCCAGCCGTAAAAGATGACGATAATGTATCGATTGAAAAGTGTATGGAAATGGTAAAAGCACTGGCCGAAAAGGTCGACAAACTTGCAATGAAAATGGGTGGCGACGAAGAGGAAGGTGAAAAAGAGACTTCCGAAGAAGCGGCTCATGAAGGCGACAAAAAAGCTAAAGACGAAGAAGGCGAGTATAATAAATTCGTTAACAAAGCTGAGATCGAAGATGACGATATAGAAGAAGAAAAAGAGGGCGAAGAATATATCGAGGACGATGATAAAGAAGACGACGTTAAGGAAGAAGAGATGTCGCAAAAAGATGACAAGCCCGGCGATATGTCAAAGCCTAAAGATAAGAAAATGAAAGACAAGAAGGCGATGGATTCTAAGATCAATCATCTTACTAAAGAAATTAATCATCTTAAAAATTATGGTACGAAAGCGATGTTTAGGGAAATTTCCCGACGCGATGCCTTGGCACAGCGTTTATCTTCGCATATCGGAACATTTGACCATGCTAATAAAACCTTCGATGAAGTCGCTCAATACGGACTAAAAAAGTTGGGTTTACGTTGTGCGGCTGGTCAAGAGGCGGCTATGTTGGAAGGGTTCTTGTCGGCAGCTAGACGTAACAACGTCGTCGCTACGAAAGATGCTCAGATCAAATCTAGCTGTATTGACTCGTATTTGAATGGAGGTAAATAACATGGGTTTTCAATCTTCAGTATTTATTAATCAAGGATTCGGTGTTCCGGGCGAGCAATACTCTGATAGCCCATGGAGAGCGCAGTCCTTTACGATTAACTCCGCGTTAGCATCTTATAATATTATCGGTGCCACGATGTGTTCTGTTACAAGTCAAGGATTCTGTGCGGCTGGTAATTCCGGCGGCACGGCAGCATTCGCCGGTCTTTTAGTTGATCCGAAAGATATCGCTCTGTTTGGCTCGGGCGGCGTCCCTTTGAATCCTACATTGACCGTGCCTAATTTCACTTTAGTTGAATGCGCTACGATGGGTTCGTTCGTCGTAACTTTACCCGGCGCGGCAGCTATTGGAGATTACGTTGTTTACGACAATACTACTGGCGCGATCAGTACGGTTGCTGCGGGTAGTTCAACCCCCGGCTCCGGTAAGTCTTGGGGTAATGCGATCGTTGATTACTACACAGTAGCGGGTGCAGGATTAGCGGTTATTACTATGAATCCGGGCGTAGGTATTCCAACCGTCTAACATAATAAGGAAGTATTGATATGATGAATCGAGCAAGTGTTGAACGTTCTTATTTATCCCCTAAGAATGTTAGGTCGTTGGAGAATTTTAAAGCCGAAGAATACCAGTCTTTAAATAAGATCGGTATTAACTTAGGCCGACGCGAAGTAGGTATGATGATGCGCGGTCAGGCGGCAATGGATGCAATGGCGCAAGATGCCCTGCAGCCAACCGTGACAACCGCAAGTACAGGTACTCCGGTTCAATTTCTCCAAAACTGGCTACCCGGTTTTGTTTTTGTTGTGACCGCCGCCCGTAAGATCGATGATATTATCGGCCTTATGATTACCGGCGCGTGGGAAGATGAACAGATCGTGCAAGGTATTTTAGAACGTGTGGGTTCCGGTCAGACATACGGAGACTATACTAACGTTCCTTTAGCTAGCTGGAATACTAACTTCAACTATCGTACCGTCGTACGTTTTGAAGAAGGTCTGAAAGTCGGCGTTTTAGAATCCGCTCGCGCAGCCCGTCAGTTAGTCGACGACGCTGGTATGAAACGTGAAGCTGCTGCGTTGAACCTCGAAATTAACCGAAATGCAGTCGGTTTCTTCGGGTTTAACTCTGGTGACAATAACACCTATGGCTATCTGAATGATCCCGGTCTCGGAGCCTATGTTGTGGTGGCCACGGGTGCCTCAACCTTTACGACTTGGTCAACTAAGACATTCTTGGAAATTTGCAAGGATATCCGAACAGCCATCGTAGCGTTGCGTACCCAATCCCAAGATACAATCGATCCTGAAAAAGTCGATTTAACATTGGCGATTGCGACAGACGCGGTAGATTGGCTTTCTACAACTTCCGATTTCGGTATTTCGGTTCGCGATTGGTTGCGTGAAGCTTACCCACGGATTCGTGTTGTATCCGCCCCACAGTTAAATAACGCATATACCAGTGATAACGTATTTGTACTCCATGCTGACGTTATTAACGATATGTCGACAGACGGTGGACGCGTTTGGATTCAACCCGTACCCACTAAGTTTCAAGTCTTAGGTGTACAGCAATTAGCGAAAGCTTACGAAGAAGATTATTCAAACGCGACAGCGGGTGCTATGTGTAAACGCCCCTATGCCGTAGTGCGATACTTCGGAATTTAAAATAAGAGGATTGTATAATGCCTTACGTTTATTCGACTGCTACCTGTAGCGGAACGTATGTGGAATATAAAAAAGATTCGTCAAAAGGTCACGGGCATTCGGAAATAGCGCGAAAGGTAACAATCAATGGTGGTCACGGCGTGGCCACAAAATCTTTGATTACTCCCCAAGGCGTCGTTACGGAAGTGACTAGAGATGAGTTAGACTTTTTACTTAAAGATGCAAATTTTCAACGTCACATGAAAGCCGGTTTTATGACTTACAGTGACACTAAAGTTGACCCAGCTAAGAGAGCCGAAAGTATGGCTGAGAAAGATGGGTCTGCGCCACTTACCCCGGACGATTTTAAAAAGGGCGAGAACGGCGATGAAGTTACGAAGATTTACAAGGGCAAAAGTAAAAAATGACGAATCCAATAATTCTGACATTTAACTATAGTCAGTTTATTGCGTTAATCCCGGCGTACGCAAATTCGAGCCAATACCCGGAAGCGAATTTACAGGCGTTCTGGAATTCCGCGATAAACTACCTTTCTGATGTCGGAAATTTTGGGTCGCTACAAGGTGATTCCCGTCAATACGCGCTTAATCTAATGACGGCGCATTTAGTTTATATCAGTAATTTAATCGCAGCGGGGACGGTTCCGTACCTGATGCAAACCTCCACGATTGACAAAGTTTCCGTGGGTTTAACGCCGCCTCCCTTAAAAAATCAATTCCAATGGTGGCTTAGTGTTTCGCCTTACGGTCAGCAATTATTAGCTCTATTGCAAATTAACTCGGTCGGTGGTTTCTACATTGGCGGCAGTCCTCAGCGGGCAGCTTTTGGTTTTCAAGGTAATTGGGGCTTTCCGATCGGGGGTTCCTGATGAAGACCTTACAAATTCAAGGCGAAGCAGCTAAAAAACTAGAGATAGCCTTAAAAAATTTAAGTGGCAAAGTCGGAAAAGTAGGGTGGTTTGAAAATTCCAGATATCCCGATCCTCCGCATATTCAAGTTGCCTACGTTGCGACTATTCAAGAATACGGAAGTCCTGCGAATAATATACCTCCGCGGCCTTTCGTGCGCCCTACGATAATCGCTAAACAAAAAGAGTGGTCGGAAATTGCGGAAAAAGGCGCGAAAGCTATTTTAAACGGTGGTCAAACCATTGATAATGTAATGGAAGGAATAGGATTGAAAGCCGCAGGGGATATACGTAAAGCGATCACTCTAGTCGTCTCCCCGCCTTTAAAACCGGCCACGATTGCAGCACGTTTGAGAAAACGAGCGAATAAAAAAGTGACGGGGTTATTAACGAAGCCTTTAATCGATACGGGTTTAATGTTAAGTACATTAACAAATACGGTGGAAGATGAATGAGCGTAGGAATACCCGGACAGAATTTATTAAATATGGCTCTTACGGTTATCGCTAAACAGGCGCTAACTTACTATAAATTCGCGGGTCGTTCATTAAATAGTGTCGGTCAGGATATCACGACTTACGATCCTCCCATAACAATATACGGAAGTTTCCAGCCGGTTCCTCGCGCCTTATACCAGCAATATGGCTTAGATTTACAAAAAGAATATTATGTTTATTATACGTCCAATAATACTGTGGACGTTCAACGTGACGTTTCGGGCGATCAAATAGCTTTTAACGGTCGTCGTTACCAATGCGAGTCTAATACCGAATGGTTCCGCTTAGACGGTTGGAATGGCATCCTTTGCGTCTATATTGGCGCTGATGTGGCTGACCCTGTAATATGGGGCTTTGGATCGAATCCTCCGAATAGCTACGTTAATTTTGGACATGGTAATTTTCTGGGACAAGACACATGACAGATAATCAATTAATACAATTGTTCTTGCCTATCATTCAAGCCGGTCTGATTGCAGATGGTTTCCCTAATGTCGTCACAAAGCAAGCTAACCAGCCAACGCAACAGGGTATTAACTCCAGTCCGACCGTTTATTTTTATAAAGTGGCCAGTAAGCGATACGGTTTCTTAGGGCGTTCAGACGTTTGGGATTCGAATACAAATGAGATGATACATACCGAATCGCAATATTATGAGACAACTTTTCAGATATCGGCGCTCGTTCGACAATTTCCGATTACACCTAACCAGTATACCGCATCCGATCTGGTAAATGAGGTCGCGAGTATAATGCAAAGTGATAAAACTAGAGATATACTAAACAATTCGGGAGTAGGAATACTAAGGATCACCGATATTAGTAATCCCTATTTTGTCGACGATCGTGACCAATTCGAGGCGTCACCATCTTTCGATTTTATTTTAACGTCACAAGCGAGTAGAGTGAGCGTAAACCCGGTATTTACATTACCGATATTGTTAAATATTCAAGGAGTATGAATAAATGTCAATTAGCATAACAAGGTACGTTGATATTGTATCCGGTATTGGTGCCGGTGCGGTGGTTCCTACCCGTGATTTAGTGGGTCGTTTATTTACAGCGAATAACTTACTACCACCTCAGACTTTCATTTCATTTACTGACGCCGCCGATGTTGGCACTTACTTTGGATTCGGTTCCGAAGAATATTTAAGAGCGGTATTTTATTTTTCATGGGTTAGTAAAAATCTAACTCAGCCACAATCGATACAATTCGCACGATGGGTTCAGACTGCGGTTGCTCCGATGATTTTTCCGGTTCAAAACGGCGGTACGACTCTTGCTGCTTGGAATCTCATCACTAATGGTAGTTTCATCCTTACGATGGGTGGTTTCACTTTCACGCTTAGTAGCTTAGATTTCAGCGGTGCGGGAAACCTTGCTGCCGTTGCTACAATTATCGAAGACGCCATCCAAGCTGAATCGGGCGGCGGTGCTATTTGGACGGGCGCGGTAGTTACCTATTCTGCATCTTATGGCGGTTTCACTTTAGTTGGTGGCGCAACAGACGTAGTAACGCATCCTTTAGTTGTGGAAGTTGGCGGTGGCGGCACAGATATTACTCCAGCTGGTTTACTTGGATGGCTACCTGAATCACAAATGGTAAACGGTAATTTCATCCCCGGTGCTATATGGGCGGTAGGTTCTGCAGTTGAAACAATTACTCAGACATTAACTAGCTCGGCAGCCGCGTCTAATAATTTCGGATCATTTTTGTTTTTAGATAACTTAGCAATTACAAAACAAAATATGATCGATGCAGCTACATGGAACAATTCTCAAAACGTATTATTCATGTATACACAAGCGATAACACCCGCTAACGCCACAACATGGCAATCTGCGGTCGCAGCGATTGGTGGTATTGGATTAACTTTATCTCCCACGATTAGTTTTAGTTTAACGGGGACATTAACATCCGGTTCTAACGTAGTTTCGGGGTTGACAAGCAATGCCGGAATCACAATCGGCATGCCTGTGACTGATGCGGGGAGCCATTTACCGGCGAATACTTACGTAACGAGTTTAGTCGGTACAACCGGCTTGACGTTAAATAATAATTCGGCGTCTACCTCTACCGAACAATTAACTTTTTTCACTCTTCAATTCCCTGAAATGTTCCCGATGATGATCGAAGCGGCAACAAATTACGCGGGATTCAACTCAGTACAAAATTATGAGTTTCAGCAAGTCGCAGGGCTTACCCCAAGTGTGAATACGGATGCGAGCGCAAATGCTTATGACGCAATAAGTATTAATTACTATGGTGTAACTCAGCAAGCCGGAGCATTAATTGCTTTCTATCAAACCGGAGTGCTACAAGGAATATCACCCGATATTTTAGACATGAATGCTTACGTTAATGAAATATGGTTGAAAGACGCTGCTACGGCTGCGATTATGACGTTGTTGTTATCCGTCGCTCAAGTACCGGCTAATGCCCAAGGTCGCAATCAAATTCTTGCGATACTTCAAGGTGTCGTAAATCAAGCATTGAATAACGGAACAATAAGCGTTGGTAAAGCGCTCACTACTAATCAGCAGATGTATATTACTTCTGCCACGGGTGATCCGCTAGCTTGGCACCAAGTACAAAACAATGGGTATTGGCTCGATGTCGTTATTACAGCAACGGGAAGCAGCCCTGTGGTTTACACCGCGACGTATACTTTGATCTACAGCAAAGATGACGTTATTAGAAAAGTGAACGGTACACATACGTTGATTTAATCAGGGAGCGAATCACCATGCAAAATATATCTGGCTTTGGTTTAATGGTTAATATTCTGGCCTCAAATACCTTTCCGGTAGGGCTTATTTTAACGGAGTGGGCGGATGATTCTGATCCCTTCGATTTACCCTCGTTACAAATAGCGGATACCGCCATGGGCTTAAATGGCGATTTAATCGGATGGTCTAAGCCTAATCCTATTAAACTTACATTGAATGTTATCCCGCAAAGTTTTAGCGACCTTAATCTAGCGGTGCTTTTAGAAGCTAACCGTGTCGGTCGCGGTAAAACAGGCGCAAGGGATACTATTACAATGACTGCTATCTACCCTAACGGTAGCCCGATTATTTTAATAAACGGATTCATTACTGACGGTATACCCGGCAGTCCGGTTGCAAGCTCCGGTCGTTTAAAATCGAAAAGCTATCAATTCGCGTTTGAGAACAAGGTACTTGGATTATGATGGGATTGTTAGAACCCAAAGAGGTGACTATTGATGGACGTAACTTTGTTTTATCGAAATTTCCAGCCGTTGCGGGCAGGGAAATTATATCAAAGTACCCCATTTCAGCTATGCCGAAGTTAGGCGATTACAAAGTTAATGAAGAAACAATGTTTAAGTTAATGAAATTTGTAGGCGTTAAACAAGGCGATACGATCCTTTGTCTAACTACTCCGGCGCTGATTGATAACCACACTAGAAGCTGGGAAACTTTGATGAAAGTCGAGTGGGCTATGATCGAGTACAATTGTACTTTTTTTCAGAACGGGGCGCTCTCGACTTCCTTAGAAGATACCGCCCCGAAAGTCCTAGCGTGGATTTCCAAAATATCGACGGCTTTATCGGCGCGATCGTTGCGGACGGAAAAGCAACCCTCAACGAGTTAAAAACTATCTATACACTAGAGGATGCTTTTTTGATGTGGGAGGTCATCGCTGTTACTCGGTATAACGAGTATTTAGCAATGGAACATGCGAAGAAGCAGCAAAAGGGTAGATAATGAATATCATAGAAAAATTTTATATCCTCTTTAAAAGTGACGCATCCGAAGTCAAAAAGGGTGCGGACGAAGCTAAAAAATCAACGCTTGATCTCGATGCATCTTTAAAAAATGTTAACAAAGGCACTGAAAAAGTAGGCGCTTCGTTCTTAGAATTAGCTAAGGCCGGAGCATCTTTTCTAGGCGTGGCTGCTGCCATTCATGAAGTGTTTTCGGGTATTACAGGAGCGAATGATTATGCACTTAGTCTTGGTGATGCATCTCGTGCTTTTGGTATCAACGCTGCTGAGTTGGACGTATGGGGT